GTAAAGGAAAAACTGAAGGTGGTGTTTTTATCCCTGATGCAGCAGTAGAAAGAGAAGCTTTAGCTACTGTTTGTGCCTTAGTTTTGAAAGTTGGTCCTCTTGCTTACAAAGATACCGAAAAATTCGGAGAAAGTGGAGCATGGTGTAAGGAACAAGACTGGGTTATCTTTGGAAGATACGCAGGAAGTCGTTTTAGAATAGATGGAGGCGAAGTCAGATTGCTGAATGATGACGAAATCTTAGCTAGAATTAACGATCCTGCAGACATTTTACATTTATAAGGGGAAAAACAATGGCAGAAGCACAACAAGAATTAGATTTAGAAGAAGTAGAAGTAGAGTTACCTGAAGGTAAACAAGCACAAGTTGCCACTGAAGAAGGAACTCCTGTTGTACAAGAAGAAAGTGCAAAAGAGTCTTCTGAAGAAGAATTAGAGGGTTACAGTAAAAAAGTTCAACGCAGAATAGACAATTTAACTGCTAAAATGCGTGAAACAGAAAGAAGAGAACAGGCAGCAATCAAATATGCTGAAGCTTTAAAAGCTCAAGTTGAAGAACAAGCTAAAAAGGCAACTACAGCCGATACTCAATATGTTTCTGAATTTGAAGGCAGAATAAAAGCAACACAAGATACTTTGCAAAGTAAACTAAGAGACGCTATAGATCGTGGAGACACTGAAGCTCAAGTACAAGCTCAAACGGAACTTGCTAATTTAGCTAGTGAAAATGTTAAGCTAAGTTATATTAAAAAAGCTCAAGAAACAGAAGCGAAAACGGATACGGTTGCTGAAACTCCTCCTTCGGCAGCCGTCGCACCTCCAAAACCAGCACCTGATCCCAAAGCATCGGCATGGGCTTCTAAAAATTCATGGTTTGGTTCAGATGAACCTATGACTTTAACAGCATTTAGTCATCATAAGGCATTAGTTGAATCAGAAGGGTTTGACCCAGCTTCTGATGATTACTATGAAGAACTAGATTCTAGAATGAAAAGAGATTTTCCTCACAAGTACAAAGAGGAAGAACAACCCCGAGTGGTCAACCAACCTAGAGGTCCTGTAGTGGCTTCTACTACTCGTGGTTCTGGCAGAGTTACAAAGAAAACTGTCAAATTAAACAAATCAGAGGTTGCAATCGCCAAGAGACTTGGTGTACCATTAGAAAAATACGCAGAGCAACTTGCTATGCTAGAAACTCGTAAAGGATAGATCATTATGACAGATCGCACTTCACGCACCACAATGACTCGTGAAAAACAAACACGAAGAAAACCGTGGACACCACCATCTACTTTAGATGCTCCCCCAGCTCCAGAAGGCTATACTCATCGCTGGATCCGTGAGTCAATCATGGGATTTGATGATAAGAANAACCTTTCTGCAAGGCTTCGCGAAGGCTTTGAATTAGTTCGTGCAGACGAGTACCCCGATTTTGAAGCTCCNACAGTNCAGGATGGAAAACATGCTGGTGTTATAGGNGTGGGNGGCTTAATACTCGCNAGNTTCCCNNTAGAATCCAAAGCTGAACGACAGGAATATTTTNAAAATATGACTAGAGATCAAATGAAAGCTGTGGATAACGATATGATGAGGGAACAACACCCTAGTATGCCTATTCTGAAACCAGAAAGGCAAAGTCGTGTAACTTTCGGTGGTAATAAAGGTACTGCCGAGTAAACTTTAGAGAAGGAAACTAAAAAATGGCAAGTAATATAGATGCCCCTTTTGGTTTACGTCCTTATAATCTCTTGGGTTCTGCACCCAACTCAAATGGGTTAACTCCATACAAGGTTCAAGTTAGTGCAACTGCTGGATCATCCTCTGCCATCTATCAAGGTGACATGGTAATTCCGTTGACTAATGGACTTGTAGACGTTAGTGCTGCTGATGGTGGAAGTGTAGCAATCTTAGGTGTTATGGCTGGATGTGAATATATTGATCTTTCAGGTAAGCCAAAATTCGATAACTTTTATCCTGGAACATCTCTTTTAAAATCAGGCACAGAAGCAACTGTGTTTGTGTATGATAACCCTAATCAGGTTTATGAAATACAAGGAGATGCAACTTTAACTAATGTAGCAACTGCTCAGGCACTTGTTCATTCCAATGCTGAAGGTGCAGGATTTGGTTCTACTACTGGAAATAGTAATATTTCTACTGGAGAATTATCTGTAGCATCAGCAGGAGCAACTACAAACACTGATAACTTCAGAGTTGTTGGACTAAAAGACGGTTTCAATGATATTGATGTAGCATCAGCAGGGGTTCGCTTCTTGGTGAAGTTAAATCTTCCATTTCATTCTGCAACCACTGGTCTATAAGGAGATATTGATATGGCTATTGCAAGATCCCAACTCCTTAAAGAATTAGAGCCTGGATTAAACGCTCTATTTGGTTTGGAGTATGATAGGTATGATAATGAACATGCCGAAATTTACGATACTGAATCTTCAGACAGAGCGTTTGAAGAAGAGGTAATGTTGTCAGGCTTTGGAACAGCACCCGAAAAAGCAGAAGGTGCTGCTGTATCGTTTGACACTGCTAATGAGTCCTTCACAGCAAGGTACACACATGAAACAATCGCACTAGCGTTTGCGATTACTGAGGAAGCCGTAGAAGATAACCTTTACGACAAACTTAGTTCTCGTTATACTCGTGCGTTAGCTCGTTCCATGTCTAATACTAAGCAAGTGAAAGCAGCTTCTGTATTAAACAATGCGTTTGATAGTACGTTTACATTTGGTGATGGTAAAGAGCTTTGTGCTACAGATCATCCAACAGCAGCAGGTGGTACATTCAAAAATGAATTAACTAACTCAGCTGATTTAAATGAAACTTCTTTAGAACAAGCATTAATTGATATTGCAGCTTTTATTGATGAAAGAGGACTAAAGATTGCTCTCAAAGGACAGAAGTTAATTATTCCACCAGCACTACAGTTTATTGCTGAAAGATTAATGGCTTCTAACTTACGTCCCGGAACAGCAGATAATGATATAAATGCAGTTAAGAACATGGGAATGTTACCTCAGGGTTATGTTATCAATCATTTCTTAACAGATACAGATGCGTTTTTCATTAAAACTGATGCTCCTAACGGATTTAAGCATTTTGAAAGAGCAGGAATCGCTACAAGTATGGAAGGTGACTTTGATACTGGTAACGTCAGATATAAAGCTCGTGAGAGATATAGCTTCGGTGTTTCAGACCCAAGATGTGTGTTTGGATCTCCTGGAGTATAAGGCTAATAAATTTAAAATCAAAGGCGACACTTGCGTGTCGCCTTTTTTTGTGTAATACTGATTTTATCCCTAACAGTCATAATAATGTGACTGACTCAGCCAGATAGGAGGTTTATATGGCTAATACAACTTTTAAAGGAACCTTACGTTCCGAAGGTGGATACTCGTCTATTGCTACTGCAACAGGTACAGGAGTTGAAACTACTCAAATGTCTATATCTACTGCTGGATTTGCATCTTTTGACGCAAATACAATGGCAGTAGAAGCTGGAACTGGTATTACTACAGGTTCTGGAACTATCTACAGAACTTCCGTACAAAGAAGTGGTGGTATTATCACAACTAGAATATTAATTGACCTAACAGGTTTAAGATCAACTGGTTCTGGTGACATTATTGGTGTAAACGGCACATCTTTAGTTTGTCACATTGGTCAAATCACAGCAGCTAGAAACGGTACAATCTTAACAGGTAGTATGGAATGTTTTGAAGCTCCTGCTGGTGGTGATCCTGACATTAACGTACACTCTGCAACAGAAGGTACTGGTGTTGAAGATGGTGCTATTAGTGGATTAAGTGAAACATTATTAGTTAACGCAGGTGATGCGACAACTGGAAGTAAGGTTTATTTTACTGGTGTTCCTGCAGCAGATGAGTTTTTATATCTAACGACTGGTGCTGCAACAGATGCAGATTACACAGCAGGTAAGTTATTCATTGAATTGATGGGTTACGAAGCTTAATCTATGGGGGTTAATACCCCCATCTTTTTTATAAGGAGATTTATATGGCAGGTCGTTCAGATGTAAAAGCATTTAATCACGATCAGGGTGATAGTGCAGCCGTCGTTGGTCCGTCTAGATCAAGAATAAGACAAATTGTAATTTTTGGTAACTCTGCTGGTGTTTTAACTGTTAAAGATGGATCAGGTGGAGCAACTATACTACTTCAAAGTTTTCCTACTGGACTACATACTTTAAATATTCCAGATGCAGGGGTATTAGCTGAAAATGGAGCATATATACATGGGTTCACTGGAAGTGGTAACAAACTTACTTTGTTTCTATCATAATGGCTAAAGAGCCTAAAATGTCCATTAAGTCTGGACATAAAAGACCTACTAAAAGTGGAGCTGGCTTAACTAAGAAAGGAGTTGCTGCTTATAGGAGAGCAAATCCTGGAAGTAAATTAAAAACTGCTGTTACAGGGAAGGTCAAGCCTGGAAGTAAAGCTGCAAAAAGACGTAAGTCTTATTGTGCAAGATCGGCAGGTCAAATGAAGAAGTTCCCTAAAGCTGCAAAAAACCCAAATAGTCGTTTACGTCAATCTAGAAAAAGGTGGAAGTGTTAATGGCTATGACACGAGGAAACATGGAGAAGCAAGTGAGTAAACCAGGATTATATGCGAATATTAATAAAAGAAAGAAAAAAGGTATTTCTAGATCAAAAAAGAATAGTACTATTTCTAAAGAAGCTTATGCCAATATGAAAGCAGGGTTTCCTAAAAAGAAAAAGAAGAAAAAAGTAACTAAAAAGGCTTAAATATGGTAACAAAATTTTATAAATGGGTTTCATCTTTTTTCCCAAAGATATGCCAATGTAGCTCATCAGAGTTAAAACCAATGAGAGGTCGAGGAAGACCCAGAAAGGAAAAGTAAATGGTTAAGAAATTATCTCCCAAACAAAAAAAGTTAGCTAGTATGGCTTCTCCTAGAAATAAAATAACAGGAGCAGACTTTAAAAAGTTGGGTAAAAAGAAAAAAGTAATGAAAAAGGCTTAACAGATGGCAACTTCAAGTTCTGTAGATTTTGAAATAGATGTAGCTGAATACATTGAAGAAGCATTTGAAAGATGTGGTATTGAAGTTCGTACAGGTTACGATTTAAGAACAGCCAGACGTTCTATGAATTTATTATTTGCAGACTGGGCTAACAGAGGCTTAAACCAATGGACTATTACTCAAAGAACACAGGCTCTTACAGCTAATGATGTAGATTACACATTAGGTGCTGATGTAATAGATATACTAAGTATGGTTGTTAGAAGAAGTGGTACAGATTTTAGTATGACCAGAATAAGCAGGGATGATTATATTAATTTACCTACTAAAACAACTACAGGTAGACCAAGTCAGTTTTTCTTAGACAGACAAATAACACCTAATTTAAAAATATGGTCAGCTCCAGAAAACAGTACAGATGTTTTACATTATGATGCTTTAACTAGAATACAAGATGTTGATGCCTCTGTGAATACTGTTGATGTACCTTTTAGGTTTTATCCTTGTTTAACAGCAGGATTAGCTTATTATTTAGCTATGAAAAGAGCTCCAGATAGAATTAAAATATTAAAAGCAGTGTATGAAGAAGAATTTGAAAGAGCTGCTGCTGAAGATAGGGATAGAGCGAGTTTAAGTCTAACCCCTAGTACAACTTATTATGGATTGATATGAAATTTGCACTTGGTAAAAAAGCTAAATTTATTTCTGACCGTAGTGGATTTGCCTTTCCCTTTAGAGAAAAGGTAAAAGAGTGGAATGGCTCAATTGTCCATCGTTCTGAGTATGAGGAAAAGCACCCTCAGCTTACTCCAAGAAAACCCCCTTTTGAACCTCAAGCATTATACAACTCTAGAATAGATCGTACTGAAGTAGCCATAGAAAGATTATTAGAATTAAATCCTTTTACTTCAGGGTCAGCAAGTTCTGCAATTATTACTGTTAAAGAAGTTAATCATGGAAGGTCTACTTCAGATACTGTAAGGTTTAGAAATGTTTCCCCTTTTGATGGTTTTAGCGTATCTGTTTTACAACAGGCATCAGGATATAGTATAACAAAAGTAGACAATGATTTTTATACTTTTTCTGCCAATGGTGAAGCAGCAACTACAGGCAGTAAAAAAGGTGGTGGAGGAATTGTAACAGCAGGTCCAGTGACGGTGGTAGGATAATGAGTTTTACATTAGCAACATTAAAAACAGCGATACAAGATTATACGGATAATGCAGAAACATCATTTGTAACTCATTTACCTGATTTTATTAAAGCTGCTGAAGAACGTATTTTCAAAACAGTTGATTTAGAATATTTTAGAAAAAATGTTACAAGTGCTTTTACTTCATCAGATCAGTTCTTATCTGTTCCTTCTGATTATTTAGCATCATTTTCATTACAGATAACGACTTCTGGATCAGAAAGTTTTTTGCATCAAAAAGATGTAAACTATATAAGAGAATATACCCCTTCTTCTTCAACTACAGGTCTTCCTAAGTATTATGCAAGGTTTGATGTAGATAATTTTATCGTAGGTCCTACACCAGATAGTAATTACGCTTTAGAATTACACTATTATTATAGACCAGCAAGTTTAACAGCAGGAGCTGATAGTGGTACAACTTGGGTGAGTACAAATGCTCCTTTTGCTTTACTTTATGGTAGTTTATTTGAAGCATATGTATACTTAAAAGGAGAAAAAGATTTACTTGATCTTTATAATGGTAGATTCTTAGAAACAATAGCAAGAGTTAAAGATTTAGCTGAAGCAAGAGAAGATGCAGATGCGTACAGAAGAGGGTTACCTCAATCTAGAAGAACATAGGAGACTTAAATGGCAACAGCAAATGCAGCGACCAATTTTTTAGAGAGAAGATTATTACATTATATATTCAAAAACAACTCTCTTAGTTTTTCATCCCCTGGAGATAGTATTTATGTAGGACTTGCAACGGCAGTGAGTGCGGCTGAAACTGGATCAGTAACAGAAGCAAACTTTACAAACTATGCAAGGCAACAAGTTACAGCAGCGAACTGGACAACGATAGGTGCAGATTCAACAGATACACAGACTGCAATCAATGCAGCAAATATAGAGTTCCCAGCTTCTGGAGGTGGTGGCACAGATACAATAACACATGTTTTTATAGCCGATGCCTCTAGTAGTGGTAACATACTTTTTGTAGGGGCTTTGGATGCGAGTAAGGCAATAGCAAGTGGTGATATATTTAGAATTAATGCAGGGAATCTAACAATAGAGTTGAAGTAATGGCATTAGTAATATCGGATAGAATAAAGGAGTCATCGACCACAACTGGCACTGGTACATTAACACTAGGTGGTGCTGTTATTGGTTTTGAAACCTTTACCGCTAATTTAAGTAATGGGGATACGACTTATTATTGTTGCACGGATAACACAGACTTTGAAGTTGGTCTGGGTACATTTACATCGTCTGGCACTACACTTGCTAGAACAACAATACTTGCTAGTTCTAATTCTAATAATGCTGTTAATTGGAGTTCTGGCACAAGAACTGTGTTTTGTACTTTACCTGCTGCAAAAACAGTTTTTTTAGATGCTAGTGGTAATACTTCAGTAAGTGGTTCAGTAACTGCTGGTAGCTTTGTTATTGGCTCCGCAGATATAAATGAGAATGATCTTGAGTCTATAGATGGTATAACAGCAGGAACTGTAGCTGCCTCAAAAGCTGCTGTTGTAGATACTAACAAAGATATAACAGGTTTTAGAAATGTAACTCTTACAGGTGAGCTAGATGCAGGAAGTTTAGATGTATCTGGAGATGCTGATATTGATGGCACAACAAACTTAGATATTGTTGATATTGATGGTGCAGTTAGTATTGATGCTACAACAACTATAGGCACTAATAATAAAATACAATTTAGAGATACTGGATTATATATAAATTCGTCTACCGATGGACAGTTAGATTTAGTTGCCGATACAGAAATACAGATCGCTGCAACAACGATTGATATAAATGGTAATGTGCTTCTTAGTGCAGATTTATCTGTAGGAGATGATCTTACAATAGAAGGTGGATTAATCGATCTTAAATCTAATAGTGGATCAGCATCACAAATTAAATTTTACTGTGAAGTCAGTAATGCTCATGCACAGACATTAACGGCACAAGCTCACTCTGTAGGAGCTAGTAATACATTGACACTACCAGCAGGTAGTAATTCAACCTTAGTGTCAGAAACACATACACAGACATTAACAAACAAAAGTCTTACTGCACCAACAATAACTGGCACAGCAGTTATGGCAGACTTGGATATATCAGGTGATGTTGACGTAGACGGAACATTAGAAACAGATGCTTTATCCATAGCTAGTACAACTGTTACATCAACAGCAGCAGAACTTAATTATAACGACACAGGTGCATCAGTTGGTACTGTGGTTGCTAGTAAAACAGTTACAGTTGATGCCAATAAAGATGTTTCATCATTTAGAAATATTACATTAACTGGTGAATTAGACGCAGGATCACTAGATATTTCTGGAGATGCAGATATAGATGGAACACTAGAAGCAGATGCCATTACATTAAATGGTACTGCAATAACTGCAACGGCAACTTTATCCACAGGTATATCAAATACAAATGTAGCACAGTTTGGATCTGGTGTAGCTGATGATGATTTTTTAAGAGTTAATGGCACAACAATAGAAGGCAGAAGTGCTAGTGAAGTATTGAGTGACATAGGTGCAACAACAGCAACTTTAGCTGCGAATGAAGCGACAGCTTTAGCAATAGCGTTAGGATAATAATATGGCAAATACATTTAAAGTCGTTAATTTTGCAGCCGAGCCTGCTAGTGCTGGAACTCCATATGTGGTCTACACGGCAGCAAGTAGCACAACAACAATCGTACTTGGATTAGTATTATCCAACATACATACTGCACAAGTGACTGCAACAGTGAGACTAGTAAGTGATACGGCAAACAGAGCCGTGACAAACAATACGGCAAACGGCACAAGCATTATTGTTCAGAACGCACCTATACCAGTTGGATCTGCATTAGAACTATTAGCAGGTAATAAGGTTGTACTAGAAACGACAGATCAAATTACTGTGGACTGTAGCGTGGCAGATAAACTAAGTGGTACATTAAGCATTATGGAGATAACATAATATGCCATATATAGGTAATGAAGTTGGAAATAGATTTGTAGCAAGTAAAGCTGCATCAGTATATTCTGGTAATGGATCTACAACTGCATTTACATTAGAACATGCCGTAGGATCAGATGAGGATATACTTGTATCTGTAGATGGTGTTATTCAAGAACCATCTGTAGCCTATGCAGTAAGCAGTGGAACGACATTGACATTTACTGCCGCACCATCAAGTAACTCTGGTAATAATATATTTGTGTATTATTTGTTTAGAACTGTGGCTACAGTTGACCATCCATCTACATCATCATTACAAGCAACAGATGGTACTTTTAGTGCTGGGGTCACTGCAACTACAGGTACATTTAGTGGTGCAGTAACTGCCAATGCAGGAGTTGTTGTAGACAACATTACAATAGATGGAACAGAAATAGACTTATCTAGTGGTAACTTAACAATAGATGTTGCAGGAGATATTACTCTTGATGCAGGTGGTGGAAATATAATTTTACAAGAGGATGGAGTTTCTTTTGGTGAGTTGACTGACAATTCTGGTGGAGACTTTGATATT